ATCTTTGTAAGCAAGGTCACAGTCTTGTTTGAATTCTGGGTCACGCTTGAGCAAGTTCAGAACAGTAGGAGTAACCCAGAGAGTACGACCCTTCTTGCTGTACTTTAGCTCGGTAAGAGCTGCTTGCTGTGCAAGAATAAGGCTGTAAGCTGTGGTGTTAGATACTGCTGTAGAACCGATTGAACCTTGGCTGTTAGCGATTGCGTAAGCAGTCAAAACGCCTAGGTTGTATACGTCAGTCGCAGGAACAGAAACTTCACGAACCTGTCGCTTAACTGCCTTAGCAGCTTCAGTAACCATCTGGCTATCAGCGTAGTTACCACGGTCGATTGAGAAGTTAAATGATTTATCCTGTGAAAGAGTAAGGGTTTGTGTACCTGTACCAAGTTCGACCAATGCACCGAAACGGCCAAAGCCTGTTCGGATGTAGTCGCTCTCAGCAACAGTGTTCACGTTGTAGATAGTAACGCTGTTACGACCGTTAAAGTCGAGGCGTACATCTTTTGAGTCGAACACACCCATTGTCAACGATTCAAGGTAAACTCGCTCGTCAACAGCGTTGAGGTGTGCTGCTGCATATGTTTGTGCCATTTTCTAATCCTTTTAGTCGGAGGTGAGAATGTCTAGCACTGCGTCTTTCTGGACTGCCTTAGGTGGGGCTGCCGGTTTTGTGTCTGCGTTGGTACGCATATTCCTTGTGGCCCTCACTTGTTGAACAGCCCCATCTTTGACGGCAGTGTTGAGAAGCTCTGCTGTCTCCGTTAAGTGTTCATATAGTGAGCCTTTAATACTGATAAGGTTGCCGTTCTCGTCGTAAGACAAGTAGCCTGCGTTGTAGTCTCGAAGGGCTTTATCGTAAGCCTTCTCGTTAAACGTATCCTTATTCTCAGGATTAAAGATTTGAAGGTCAGGATTGGCTTTGACACGCTCAAATTCGTTTACTAAGCTATTGAGGTTATTTTCGACTGTTCGGACGTATTCACGGGCTTCTACAGTGCGTAAGCGCTGCTCTACCTCGTCGTCTGCTTCCTCGACATATTTCTCACTGGCTTCTTGAGCGCGTTGAGCTTGTTCAGCTCTCGCCTTTTGCCGTTCTTCATACCATCTGCGAGCTTCTTCTTTGGGGTCGGCTTCGGGTTGCAAGTCCTCGGCGTCTTCCTCTTGAGAATCTTCGCCCTCTGGCTGGGCCTCAGCTTCCGGTGCGTCTTCCTCTGCGGGTGTTTCCTCGACTGTCTCAGTAGGTTCTACTGGGGTGTCTTCCGTGTCGCCCAAGATAGAGAGAACATCATCTGGTGCTGGCGTGTCGTCACTGACGACTTGGGGTGACTGTTCGTCATCCATATGTTTCTCCTGTTTAATCTGCTATTAGTTAGGTCGCGAACCTCTACTCGTAACGTGAGCGTCTTCCGATTGCCAGGGTGAGCAATGCTAAAGGCTTTCTAGCCCTCTACATCACCACCATGTCTTGAAGTATCCAGTCTCCTTTCTCGTTTTTGTTTAGAATCTTGCCTGCGGGTATGGATTGACGGAATGAAACACCCTTATCTGTTAAACCAACTAAAAAGTTACCCTCTTGATGTAGTGAGACGATCTGGGCGCTGGTATCCAATGAGTTGATGTCAACAGTCTGTGCTTGTGGTTGTTCGTCCATTACTTACCTTTCGTCTGGTTAAGAGCATCCGCAAACTTAGTCTTGAGGTCATCAAGGTATTTACGGTAGCGAGCCGTTGCCATTAACTCAGCGCGTAGCAGTACGTCATCTTCTTTGAAGTTATCGACATAACCAACGAAGAAGTCCATTGCGGTAGCTTTTTCGTTATCGAGCATAGCGATAATGTCTTCTAGTTGTGGAGTAAGTTCACGAAGTAAGCGTTCTTTCTCTTTAACGGCTTCATCTACCTCATGGGCGACTTGTTCGTTATCAAACATGCCTGCTGGTGCGTCAACGCCTGTGTATATGACTGAATCGTCTTGTGCGCTCATGCCTGTACTCCTTGATTCAATGCGCCATTACTCTTTAAGAAATCGACTATTTCACCCTCATCAAAGCCTTTACTGCGGGCTTCGAGGACTGCCATAGCGGTTTGTGGGTCTACGCCGTACATATCCATCACATCTTGAATCTCTGGTGGGATGTCTTGTGGTACTTGTTCGCCGCCTTCCATTGGCATCTCTGGGCCTGCATCCATACCTTGTTCCATTGGCATTTCAACGTTCGGGTCTTGGGTCATTGGCTGTCCTGTTACTGGGTCAATTTGGGCTTGTTCAGGGTCAAGTTCCTTGAGGACTTTTTCCCATCCATCAGCACCAGAAGCAGATATTACCTTCTTAAAGGCTTCACCAATATCAAATTCGTAGCCTTGGGCTTGGAGCGCTGGGATAACGTTCGGGTTCGAGGTGGTAATGTCGATAAGTTCAAGCCATCGGTTCTTCTCGTCTTCATCGGCTTCTGGGCGTGGGTCGTACTTGAATTCGTAGGTTTCTTTGAGTGAGTTGTAGTCAATCTCTACTTCTTTTAGAGATGGTTCAGGGGTTGCTGGGTTGTCGTCGAAGAATCCAGACTTGTAGAGGCGGTCGTAGTCATCTTCTACGATGTCGATAATGTCCATACCTTCCATTTGAGCCATGTGTACGTTCATCATCTTCTGGGCCATCTTTGCACTTGCGGTATCGGCCTTGTTACGGAGGTAGTTGTCTTGGGCGTTGGTACGGGTTTCTTGCATCTTGACGCCCGCTTGGGTCTTAGAGAAGCCGGGATCGCCTGCTTCGCTCGATACGCTACCATCTGTCCTACCTTGGAGGTTTTGGAGTTGAGCCTTGTAGAGACTAAAGTTGGCTGGGAACTGGGTGTATACAGAGTTCGTGTTTTGAACGACATCTACGTTTGCGTTTCCTATCATCCATAGCGCGTCAGGTGCGTTAACAATACTAGAGAGGTTTGTGGAATCGGTTACTCCGGCTACTTTCTTTGGTGGTTGTAGTCCTAGCTGGGTTGCGAGTACGTGAGCTTGGGTCATGTAATCGAGGACGTTTTGCGTAGGGCCTGCTAGTTCAACGCGACCAATACCAACAGGGGATTCTAGTGTTTCATAGCAGTATTGAGCCGTAAGTGGTAAGTCGCCCGTTGGGTCAGGGTTTTTCCATTCACGAAGAAGCTCACCTGCTTCGAGGTGCTTTGAGAACATGTAGAATGGTGCGCCGATGCCTCTATGGAAACAAATTGTAGTCTTTATACCACTGGCATTAACTGCTTTAGCCTTTTCCTCTGCGTTCTGGTCTTCGAGGTCTTTTGAGCTACCTGCCATGTTAACGAGCTTCTTAGCTGCGTCAACGTTCCATGTGGTGTCTTTTTTCTTACCCTGATTCTTGATAATGTCTTGGAGTTGTAGCTTGGTGTAGTACACATCCATGAAGACGTAATCACAGTCTTCGATAGAGAATTTACCGGGTTCGAGTTTTACGTTCTTGACGTAGGGTAGCGACCAATCTGAACCATTGTAGGTTTCAGTCGATACAAAGAAGTTATAGCGCCACTGTACACCGTACTTTAGGGCGCGGTAGAGAGCGATTTGCTCTTTATCAAAGAAAGCTGCCTGAGTGTTGGCATTAGGAACAATCTTTGTTTTCCAGATAATGTTAGCGATTTCACTTTTCCATGCGTCCTTAGACGTAAGAGCGGTGAACTTGCCCGGTTGCATGCTAGGGAGTACCTGCATGGGAGTTTCAAGTAATGAAGCAGCGAGAGAGCCGTCATTGACGCGTGGCATGTTCTTGCCAATAAGCGTCGAGATTTTATTACCTGCGATACGTTCGTATTCGTTGAATGGTTTGTACCACTCACTAAAAACACGCGTAGATTCAAAGTACGCGTTATTGAGTTCTTGTTTGTCGAGATATGCCATTGCCGTGATTGTTTCTTATAAACAATCCACGACGGGGCATGCCTTTTATACTATTCATAATACCATACTGCTAGCGATTAGTAAATCTTATTCTTCCGCTAGATATTGTGTGATTACGTGCTTAAAGGTGTAGGTTTTGGGATCAGCCTCAACTGTCAGTACGACCTTTGTTGTCTGCCTATTAGCGATGAGTTCTAGCCCCTTAATGATTTCGGAGAGTGCTTGAGACTTATCACCGACGAGTTCCGGTATTTGGTATTCTACTTTTGGTTTCCCCCCTGATAGTTGCCCCTTGTAGTATGATTCCGTAATGATGCGCTTGCCGTATTGCATGTGTTACCCCTATTGCGTCATAAAGTTTAATGGTTGGTATGTTGTTTTCTTTATTTCTTTTGGTTTTGCGAACGCCATGAGTGCGTATCTAAGCATGTCGTAGTCGTGGTCGTCGGCTTTAGTGTCAACGTCGTCTACTTTGTATTTATCGTATGGAAGTGATGGGAGTGTGCGAATCATACTGACACATGTGCTGAAAAACTGTATGCCCGGTTTACCATCTTTCTTAATACCGAGGTGTTCATGTACGTTATCTAGTCCTGCTTTGCGGTCGTTGTTAGCAGGAATCCAACTTACACCATCGTCTTCATATAGTTGTGCGATGCTGCGTCCAGTTGCATGGTCGCCTTGTCCTGAAGCCCATATAGATGGGTCTGCTAGACCGTAACTGATAGCCTCGCCCGCTTCTAACTGCTTAATAGTCTGGGCTTTTGTACTAACTTTGGCATATTCGTCAAGTCGGTACTCTCGGTACATGTACACACGCTCTGTTGCTGGGTCACGGGCAAACCATCCAACGGCATTATGATTACCGTGGTCTAAGGCTCGCCATCGTTGCCAGTGCGTAGGTATAGTGAATGGGTCAATAACATGAACATCTCTGCGGAATTCACTAAATACCTGACCTGCAAATACATCCCAGTCACCGTCTTTCAAGGCTCGACGGAGTTGTGGGTCTGATATAGTCATCAGCTTTCGCTTGTAGTCCGTCTTAAACTTCTCATTCGGGTGATCGTCTACTTTTGCGGGGATGAATACCCGAGTTACAAACTCACCTTCTTCAAGTGGTACACGGTTAATCACTTCCGGTGGTACAGGGTCGATATAGCGAGCTTTTACCCATCCATGACCGATTCCACCGGGGTTTGTACCTGCGATTAGTGTTAC